TGCTCACCCAACAATTCGTCTTTCAGAAATTAAAGCACGTCGTTTCTACATTGTAGATCGTGCTCAAATCAAAGCGAAGGAAGCGATCCAAAAAGAAGAAGATCGAAATATCTTCAACGCACTTATTGCTGCAGCTGACAATCGTGCTGCTGGCGATGCTTCAAACTCCCAAGTTGTTAACAACGTTGGTGATTTGAGCACTGCTTCACTCAATACTGCTTATCGCCTTATTGAGCAACACGATCTTGTAGCAAGCAAGGTTGTTGCACACCCTAATCAGTATGCATCATTCCGTACCTTTGGTAAAGATTTCTACGACGAGGCAACAACTCGTGAAATCCTCACAACTGGACTTTACGGTCACCTTTGGACTGCAGACATTCACGTTTCTTCACAGCTTGACCATAACACTGTTATTGTCACTGCTAGCCCTGACACAGTCGGTGCTTTCCCAATTCGTCAAGACATTACTGTCTTGCCAGCAGACGATCCTAAAAAGCTTCGTCTTGGTTGGGTAATTTATGAAGAAATTGGTATTGTCGTAATGAACGACTACGCAGTTTCTAAAATTGAGGTAAACGTTGCTTCCTAATCTTTGATTAGTAAGTAATTCACCCCCCCAGAAAACCCTCCAGCTTTTGCTGGGGGGTTTTTCTTTTGTGTGATGGTTAATATATAACGAAGTCACTATGATACAAAAAGAATATGAATCAATAATACTGAAGTCAATGACAGTTAGAGAAGAGGGATATTACCCAGACTCTCTAGATAGAACTTATAGAAGCACATTTGGGAGACTTGTAGGCTCTGTGTAGAGCCTACAAGTCTAACTGAGGGTAACTTCAACAAGAAAGGTTCAGCGTGCCACAGCGCCTGCAGGGTGGCTCATATGAGACATCAGAAGTTTCCATTCTCTGATCCTAAAGTTAGGTATAAGATTGCAAAAGAAGGCGTTTAAAGCTATAGGTAGAATTAAATATTATGCAAATTTTTAATCTTTTAAAGAAAGCTCAAGCCGATAATCCGTCGCTGTCAGGTCCAGAAATAGATATGCTAATAGATGTTGTGCATAAGATGATTGAACGTGGAGCTCCAAATGAATATGATGATGTGGGTTTTAATAAGATTGATTTTCCTTCAGCTATTATAAATTATTTTAGGGGGATAGGTAAGGGGGCAACCGTACCCGCGAATATGGTGACAAGTATCATGAGAAGGTTGTCGATTTACCAAAGGCAGATCAATGAAATATCTAATTATGACGTCTTAAAGTCTGGTATTATTAGTTTAATGAGCAATTCCACTAAGACAATTAATGATGATAAATTAAATTATAATAGTGATACTGTGCAACTAGTCGGTCGTGGAAAATTTAAAAAAAAGAATTTTTTAATACCAGGATTTAGTTCTGGAAAAAGAGTTTTAAACAAGATAATAGAAGAAAAGGCTCAAGAACTATATCGTGCAGGACACAATGATTTTAAGCCGCACAATGGAAGAAGTGGATTTAAGGCATTTTGTCCGGCAGATAATGGAATCGACGTATATGGAATTCGACCAGAAGTAATGTCTATTGTTGCAGATTTTTTGGAGACGAAAAAGTATGATGTTTCTGTTTTGCGAGAGGAAGAGGCTTCTATCTCGACTGATGGCTCAAGATCTCAGTCACATATCAAAGAAATTAAATCTGTTAATTTTGAAGTAGATGACTATGGTAGAAATAGGGTATCTATTGATCTTGACGGCTTCCTACGTGAGTTTGTTAATTATATTAAGGACAATCTTCCGCGAAGTAGTTGGGAATATGATCCTGACACTTATGTTTGGACAATAATAAATCCTTCTATATCATTTATTGATGGGCTATCTTCTATGTTGAACGGGCATAACTATGGAACCTCTAAGCTAGATGAAGTGAAGCGTAAACTTGAATCAATTGGAGTGAAAGTTGAAGATTCTCATAGTGTGACAGATGAGGGTAAAGAGGATCTTTTAGTTCGAGTGAAGGATGTTTCTGCTAATACAGGAGGTAAGTGGTTAATGTTTGTGTCATACTTTCCATCAGGTGTACTTGATGCTGATATGAGGTTGCAGTTTAATGACACTCTTAAATATAATTTTGTTGGTTGGACTACTAACGAAGATGAAAAAGATCAAGACATCTTGAGGTGTAAGGCTAAGTTTGGAGTATACATAAGGGGGACTCAAAATGATTTTATTGATTTTGCTAGGATACTTCATGCAAGAGGTTTCGACGTAAGTAAAGTTTTAGAAGTCGCACAAAAGATACTAGATAATGGGTTCTTGTCAGAAGAGAGACAGCGTGGAGAGGTAGATGGCTTTGAGAGCAATGAAGAATTTGACAGTGCGGCTAGAAAATACGAGTCAGGTTTTGGTAATAAGCTTTACAGTGAACAGGTGGATGGTATTAAATTTCTATATGGAAACCAATCTGCCCTCTTGGGTGATCAGACTGGAACTGGGAAAACTCTGCAGCTTGTTTCTGCTGCAGACTTAAGATTAGAAAAGAGCGGAGGAAAGTGCGTTATAGTAACAGTGAATTCTGTAGTTGGTCAGATGATAAAAGATGTAAAAAAGATAACTGGAATCTCTGATGATGAAATATCTCTAGACCCTTACGCAGAAACAAAGTACAGAGTGTTAAGCTATAGTCTGTTCTCTGCTCCAACTAAGAGAAAGGAAGTCACAAGACATCTTATGAGCGAAGCTAAGAGTGGAAATATTTCAGTTATGGTTCTGGACGAAGTTCATAATGTAAAGAATGGCAATCCTAAAAATAGAAGAAGTAACGACTTAAATCACAAGGGAAATCATACAACATTTAATATTCAGGAAATTTCTCAATATGTTCCATTCGTGTGGGGTGTGTCAGGAACAATCGTAGCAAATAAGCCAATAGACTTATATAATCAGTTGGTCGCAATTAACCATAAACTTGGCAAGATTAAATATAAGACGTTTCAATGGTCATTCGATAGTCCCAATTATACTCCTGATGAGAAGATGATATCTGCAGATAAGTTAAAGGAAATATTATTAGATCAGAGAGTTTATATTCAAAGAACTAAAAACTCTATTAGAGAAGACATGCCAGAGCAGATTATTTCTAGTGAAAATATTAAAGTAGACATGTCAAGGTTGAGTCAAGTGATTCAGGACAAGATGGATGGTTACAGCAATCCTAATCTTGCGATATCAGCAATGATTGCATTTAGAACTGTTATTGCAAGCTTCAAAGTTCCAAAATCTTTATCGATAGCCAGAGATGCGATTTCTCAAGGTAAGAAGGTTGGTATTTTTACATGCTATGATGGGTCTGCAGAATTGTTAATTGAAGGCTTAAATAGAATTGTTAAAGAATATTCTCCAGGAGGCACGGTTGCTAGAATTCATGGAGGTCAGAGCAATAGGCAGGATGTTATAGATAATTTCAAAAGAGAAGAAAGTAGCGATGTAGCAATTGTTATTAATATTAAAGCTGGCGGAACTGGTCTTGACTTTCCTAATATAGTAACAGATGTTATTGTGAATGATTTTGACTGGTCTCCATCTAATGACTCTCAGTCTTTGGGCAGATTTTTTAGAATTAATAGTGAAGAAGATATTAATGTCTCATATGTAATTGCAAACGAGACAGAAGATAGAAATATGTATCAAAGGCTTGAGCAGAAGCGAATAATATCTGAGAGAATCGAGAACCTTAGTGACAAAGAAATGCAGTTATTGAACGAAGGAAGAAGGGGAGACGATAAGAAGATTAGGGCATTAAGAGCTGAGAAGCGTAAGGCTGTTGCGGAGCTGGCTGACATAGAGAAAAATGATAAAAATTACATTAAGAGTACGGGTAATAGCATTATCGGAATGCTGGATGGTAATGTTGTTGCGTCTAGAAAATCTTGGTATGGACTATTAAAAGTCTAATTAAAAAATAATAGTGCTTTTCTTCTCCTGCCGATAAAACATACATGAAGTATAAAAACATATCAAGAAATACAATATTTCTTGGAGATATCAACATTCACGTACCATATAGCGACGGAGAGATTATGGAAATATCTTCTGATCAGATATTGAAATCTAATGCTTTTCAAATGAGCATAATTCAGGGCTTAATTGAGCCGGTTGAATTTGGTGATTCTAATATTGAGATGTTTCTAAAAAGGAAACTAGATAAAAAGAAGGCTCAATCTCCCAAAAATAATTTATTAAATAATGATGGTG